GCCTCTCAACAGTACCAGGCATTAGCACCAGAGCAGAAAGCACAGGCGCAGGAGCAATACTTCAATGAAGTAGTAGCACCGCAAGCCGGAAACGATGCAGAACAGGCTAAACAGGCTTTCTATGCTGCTTATCCACCTCCAACGACTCAACAACCAGCACAACAACCACAGGAATCGCCTCAGCAACAGGGGGGATTCATGTCTGACCTTGGCAATGCTGCTGCAGAGACTGGGCGTGGATTGCTTCAGGCTGGCGTTAATCTGGCGAACATCCCGGCTTCAATGGCTGATGCGGTCGCTAGTGCAGGGGCATGGGCTGGTCAGAAGCTTGGCATTGGTGACGGAACTTATCAGCCAGCACCACGCGTCACGACCCAAGGACTTGAGCAGGACTTTGGATTGCAACAAGGTGCGCTTACTCCACAGACGACGGAAGGTAAAATATTCTCTGAAGCGCTTCCATATTTGACTCCCGTTGGTGCCGAGAGAATTGCAGCGCAAGCGCCATCTATTGCTGGTCGCGTTGCTCAGGGAGCATCTCGATTGCTGGCTGAGAATGCTGTTGGTTCGATGGCTGCAAACAGTGAGCGTGATAATCCAGAAGCACTGGCAACAGACTTAGGAACTGGTGTTGTGTTGGGCGGGGCGATTAACCAGTTAGGACGTGCAGCAGGTGCTGCTTATCGTAGTATTCGCGGGACGATCGCACCAGAAGCGCAACAGGCTATTCAGTTTGCTAATGTTGCTGACGTTCCGCTGCATACCACTGACGTTTTGCAGCCAAATTCCCGCGTAGGACGCATGGCTCAGACCACCGCTGAAAACATCCCATTTGCTGGAACAAGCACTATGCGAGCTAACCAGCAAGAGGCGCGTAGTCAGTTGGTAGATGAATTTGCATCACGGTTTGGTGAGTATGATCCGTCGATTGTGGTTGGTAGTCTGAAGGCGAAATCATCTGGAATTCGCAGAGCTGCTGGAAATCGTCTTGAACAGGTACAAAACGCCATGGCAGGAGTTAACATCCAGCCAAGTCGTGCTATTCAGCAAATTGATAATGAAATCGCTGATTTGCAGAAGCTCGGAGGTGCAGCCGATAACGAAACCATCTCAAAGCTTAAAGTATACAGGGATGAGTTATCTCGAAATGCCGGGACAAGCGGACCAATGGCAATGGATCTGCAGCAGCTAAGTGCATTGCGCAGCCAATTCAGACAGGACGTAAAGGGCGAGCGTCAGGCGCTAATTAACAGATCCGAGGCTGCAGTTAATCGAGTCTACAACGCAATGACAGGTGATATCGACAGCGCTATCGGACAGAATCTTGGTAATGACACCCTGCGTCGTTATAAGCAAGCTAACGCCATATACGCTGACGAAGCCAACAAACTCCTGAATACTCGCCTCAAGAACGTAATCATGAAAGGAGACTTAACGCCTGAAGTGGTCAACAACATGCTTTTCAGCAAGAACAAATCAGAGGTTCAGAATCTGTACCGATCAGTCGGGCAGGTAGGCCGCGCTCAGATGCGTAACGGCATCATCGGAAAGGCTATGGAGAAATCAGGAGGTTCTCCAGACCAATTCCTGCGCCAGGTTAATCTGATGTCCAACCAGACGGGAATAGCTTTTAAAGGACGAGACGCTGCGTATCTGAAAGGGTTGAAGAATTATCTTGAGTCAACAAAGCGTGCAGGTCAGGCAGGGGTAACAACACCAACAGGTCAGCAGACAATCCCATTCATCTTAGGGATTGGGTCAGCAACAAACCCAGCTCTAGTTGGAGCCGGTGGTGGATACGGATTACTGGCGAGAATGTATGAGAGTACGCCGGCACGAAACGCAATGCTTCGCTTGGCTAATACTCCACGTGGTTCTACCGCATTCGAGAAAGCGTTATCTGATGTTGAGCGCATTGTTAACTCATTCGCTCAGGGAGCGAAATCTCAATCCTTAAGCGAATAAAAGTTTGCCCACCACAAGGCCGAAGATTAAGAAAACAAAGTTCAATAAGTCACGTTCCATAAACCCTCCACTCTTTTAAGCAATTATAACCGACCTTAATGCAATGCTGCGCAAGTTTTGTATTGTGCGGCCTTGCTGTACCCGGAGCATAGTAAATGTCAGATATCACTGCCAATGTTGTAGTATCAATGCCGAGCCAGCTCTTCACAATGGCTCGATCTTTTAAAGCCGTAGCCAATGGAAAAATTTATATCGGCAAGATTGATACAGACCCTACCAACCCAGCAAACCAGATTCAGGTTTATGTTGAAAATGAAGATGGTTCTCACGTTTCTGTGTCACAGCCGATTGTTATCAATTCCGCTGGGTATCCGGTATACAACGGGCAGATTGCCAAGTTCGTAACTGTGCAAGGGCATTCAATGGCTGTGTATGATGCATATGGTTCACAGCAATTCTATTTTTCGAATATTCTTAAATATGATCCTGATCAGTTCAAACAATCCATTGGATCAATAGATGGCTTTAAATACATTGGTCAATGCCCAGATATTGAAACACTACGAACAATTAAGCCGGAAACTGATGGGCAACGAATCATATTACAACAGCATACTGCAGGAACGGGTCTTGGTGGTGGTTATTTCATGGCAGTCATTAATGGATCCGGCTATGTTGATGATAATGGAGTAGTAATCAAAACAGCAGGTGGTTCTGTATGGCTGCGTGTTAACGCAGATAAAGTTAATCCGTTTATGTTTGGGGCCACTGGTGGGAATGACGACACAGCAGCACTGCAAAAGATGCTGGAGTGTGGCAGGGCGGCGGAGCTTGGTACAAATGTCTGGAAAGCATCAAATCTGGAGTTAAATAACAAATCATGCTCATTATCTGGATCAGGACTACATGTTTCCAGGATAGAGCAAATTCCCGGGGCAACTGGGCCATTGGTGACAGTCACGCAGGATTGCAGTTTGATTTACTTATCTGATTTTGGCCTATACGGTGATGGATCAACGGCTGGAACAAGTGGTGTAGCGATAGAGTCTGGAAACCCGGGAGGAGCATCAAATTATCCATTCAATACCTCCTCGGACGTCCGTAGAGACATTAGTATTAGTAATGTTCACATCACGGGATTTGATGAGCTGGGATTTGATTATCCTGAAACTAACTTCTCTGTCTCAACATATGGGTTGTTCATCCGGGATATAAAGAAAACCGGTGCGAAACTCGGATCTACAGATTTTACATGGACAAACTTGCAAATTGATACATGCGGACAGGAATGCTTGGTACTTGATGGGGCAGGGAATTGTAGAATTACAGGCGCAAAATTAATTTGGGCTGGCTCTGGAAACGAAACACCTTATTCAGGGCTACGCATTTCTAACTCACAGAATGTCAACATAACAGGTATTGAGTTACAAGATTGTGCATATGATGGTTTGTATATTAAAAATTCAACAGCGGCTATCAACGGTTTAAACACGAATAGAAACAGTGCATCATCTAACTTTTCATACCATAATATGGTGTTTGAAAACTGTATAGTTACTATAGATGGGTATGTTTGCCGGAACTATGCTGCCACATCACTATATGAACTAAATTCACAGGCTGGTAACGTGCGTATTATTGGTTCCGATAGCACTGTGTTAATAAATGGTATTTACGAGACAGAAGTAAACAGCGAAAGACTCATAGGAGACAATAATATTATTCAACCGTCTTCTGGTGACTTAGTAATAAATGGGATAAAAAATTACTATACTTATACAGGAGAACTAAAAAACAATATCCCTGTATTTGACGGGGTGGTTACAACTGCGGAATATGTGAGTGCTCCTTCAATATTAGGGCAGGAAAACATGCTCAAATTAACGCAATCAAACAAGGATAAATTGTTGTTCTCAGATAAAATATCGAGATATGGATGTACAATCGGCCTTGTTTTAATCCCGTCATTTACTGGTGAAACAACTATGACAGCTTTCACTATGGGGAGTGGATATTCGCCATCTGGAAACTCTGCTGTTATGCAATTTATAGTTAACTCCAGTGGTGTGCAGACTATAGCAATATTATTATCTGGTGATGGTATAACTCAAACGTTAACAAGCGATCTGACAACGGAGCAAGCGTTAGCTTCAGGAGGCGTATATCATTTTGCGATGGGGTTCGCTCCAGGCCGATTATGGTGGTCTATTATTGATATAAATACCGGAAGGCGTATACGACGGGCGTACAGACAACCATATCTTCACGCCGCATTTAACAGCATATTCAACAGCGGAACATCTGCTATCACCGCATTTTCAGGACCATTAGCAGGTGATATTGCATGTGAAGGGGCAGGTTCGCATGTTTATGTTGGCAGTTTCTCATCTGAGTCTGATTACGCAGCAAGTAGAATGTATGGATTATTTGCCCCAGTAAACCCTGATAAACAATATTCATACCGAACACTGAATGGAACCATTTGACGTGGTGATGGCTGTCACACCACACGTGACAGCCCTACCTTTTTTAAACAAATTACAATTACTGTAGAAAAAATGAAAACAGCTATAGAAATGGGAGCTAAAATAAAGATGCTAGGGGTAATGTGATATTTGTCAATGATAAAGCGCCTGGTGATGTCAATTATAAATGGATGCACAAGGTAAATACCCAATGTGCAAGGAGATAAAAACCTTAAAGCTTTATCAAATTTCATGATTCTATCAGATGAGTTCATTACTATAATCATAAAGCAAATCGCAGAAATACCCACAAACAAAGATGAGTTATCATAAAATAGTTGATTAACCGAACCGCCTTCAGGAGTAATATGTTTTGTTATCATTGCTGTAGCACTTGTACAGATTGCTAAAGTAAAACACGCAGAAAGTACACCAATCTTTGATATGTTGGTAAGCTCGTCTAAAACTATCTTCCCAATCAGCAAATATACACCTAAACTTGAAAATAATGTGATTTGAAATACATTGGTAATATTTAACCCTAGGTTAAAATAAATATTAATTAAACCTAAAAACAAAATTGAAGCCCAAACGCTCACAAAAACCATGATTTCATATTTTGTGCTTCTCAAATAAAATGAGCTAAGCAAGGGTATCATAATTAAAAATCCTATGGCTGCGTAAAGATACCATAAGTGATAAAATATCTGCGAACCAATTATTAATTTAAAAAATATCACAATGTCAAATGGAAACTTCTCCATATAAGAACGATATATAAAATAAAACGCAGACCAGAAAAAAAGAACCAAAAATAGTCTTTTTGTTCTTTTAAGAGATCCAATAACACCAGAGCTTTCTTTAATTAATAACCCTCCTGTTAACATAATGAATAACGGTACAGACATACGGGTAAATGATTCAATGACGTTTAGTAAGTTCCATCCTGGAGCACTTGAATCGGACATTCCTATTACCACTGTATGCAAGAGAACAACAAGAAGACATGCTGAAACCCTAACCATATCTATCTTGACCACTGTAAGTGGATCTATTTTATTTTTCATATTTAAAACATCACTTTCAATTTAAAAAAGTTAGGTTCGCGAAGTCTAGCATCTATGTACGCTTGATCAAGTGCGAAGCATACAGAACTGTGTGTATGAACAGTATTTATGATGGGTTAGCAATGGGAAGACGTTGTGATATTGATGGTGCGTGGCATTCGGAGATAGCCCATTGAACGGTTCACTACTTGTATGTGGCATAGACAGCATATTCAGGTCAAATGCTACAGAACGCATCCACAACCTCATTTAGTGAATCTTGAAACCGGTGCGGAAGAGGAAATTCCTCAGCCAGGTAGTCTGTTTGACGACGAGCCATGTCTTTTCGGTGTGACAACTCACATCATCAACAATGCGCGGTCTTGTGAATTGATAACTGTCCGGTGATGTGAGACATAATTGAGGCACACAAAGCTTTGTATCGGATTGCAAGGCTTTGTGTTGCTTCCCTACGACACCTTCTCATCAAGCCAGTCCGCCCAAAATTGCATCATTTCTCTGCGGGTAGCCAGATATGCAGCATGGTTGTAAACTGAGCGCGTCCCGCCGCTTACGTGTGCCAGCTGCATCTCTATTGCGTCGCTGTTCCAGTGCTTCTCGTTGAGTACCGTGCTGAATTGATGTCTGAAACCGTGTCCGCATGTCTGCCCTTCATATCCTATGCCGCGGATTACACCAAGGACGGCATTTTCGCTGATTGGCTTCTTCCTGTCATTCCTTCCCGGGAAGCAAAGTTCGTACTGTCCGGTGATTTGTTGCAGGAATTTGAAAAGCGCTGTAACTTGCTCTGACATTGGAACGACATGCAGTTTTCTTCCTTTCATGACTTCAGGGTCAACGGTGATCAGCCTGTTTTCAAAGTCAATTCCTGACCATACCAACGAACGTAACTCCACTGTTCGCATTGCTGTATAGTGAAGAACTTGAGCAGCAATCTTACCTATAACCCAGCCTCCATACCCATTCAGCGCCCTCTGGAATTCGTGAATGCGATGCATAGGTAGGAAAGGGTAGTTGTTTTTTCTGTAACCCTTCATTGCCCCAACAAGGTCTGGAGCCGGATTATATTTAGCTCTTCCGGTTACTATTGCGTAGCTGAAAACCTCGCCACACCTGCGACGAGCCTTATCAGCACGTTCCATCGCCCCTCTGTCCTCAAATAGCCTGATCACCTTCAGTAGCATCATCGGCTCCACCTCTTCCATTCTCAGATGTCCGATGAGTGGCAATATATCGCCAGTGAACATGTTCATCATTTCGTCAGCATATCCTTTCGACCATACCTTCGATTTATGAGCATGCCACTCCCTGAAGATATCACCGAACGAATCAGCTACTTCTTCCTTTTCCTTCTTCTTTATAGCCTGTTTCTGTTCTGATGGGTCCACGCCAGCAAGCAGCTTCATTTTCGCGTCAGATTGTTTTCTTTCATTTCCCGCTAGTGGCGCACGAATTGAATTGGTTTACACTGCGGTCTCTACGCATGTTGCAGGGAAATTATTATGTTGCGATTTTTAAACCAGTGCTCACGGGGTCGGGGCGCATGGTTACTGATGGCGTTTACCGCCCTGGCGCTGGAAATGGTGGCGCTGTGGTTCCAGCACGTCAT